CGCTGTTCATCATGCTCTCAATAATAAGAAGACAATATTACTTTCTCCTACTGCAAGTGGTAAGTCTTTAATCATATATTGTATCATTAGAATGATGAAAGTATTAGGTAATAGGTGTCTGTTGATTGTACCAACAACAAATCTGGTGGAACAAATGTATAGTGATTTTAAGGACTATGGATGGAATGCTGAAAAATATTGCCATAGAAAATATTATGGTTATGAAAATGAAACAGATAAACCTGTTGTGATATCCACTTGGCAATCATTAGCAACATTTGATAAATCATTTTTTACAAATTTTCAATGTGTCATAGGTGATGAAGCTCATTTATTTAAATCAAAAGAATTACAAAGAATTATGAGCTCTTTAGTTAATGCTAAATATAGAATAGGTACTACTGGCACTTTAGATGATTCAAAAACACATAAGTTAGTATTAGAAGGTTTATTTGGAACAGTAAAGAGTGTAACAACAACAAGAGAATTAATTGATGATAAACAGTTAGCTGATTTAAAAATTCAATGTATTGTCTTAAAGTATTCTAAAGAGGAATGTATCCAAGTAAAAAAAATGAAATACCAAGAAGAAATGGAATATATTGTTACACATAAAAAGCGTAATAAGTTTATAACGAATCTTACTAAAGGATTAGACGGTAACACCTTGGTTTTGTTTCAATTTGTTGAGAAACATGGAAAAATTTTATATGATATGATGAAAGATTTTAAAAGAAAAGTATTTTTTGTATATGGTGGTACAGAAACAAAAGATAGAGAAACAGTAAGGAGTATAACAGAAAATGAAAAAAAAGCAATTATCGTGGCATCATTTGGTACTTTTAGTACCGGTATTAATATTCGTAATCTTCATAATATTATTTTTGCTTCCCCAAGTAAATCTCGCATTAGAAATTTACAATCAATTGGTAGGGGGTTAAGATTAGGAGATAATAAAAAAACAGCAACTTTGTATGACATATCAGATGATTTTGGTTATAAAAGTTATCGTAATTATACTATGGGACACTTTATGGAAAGGATAAATACCTATAGTGAACAAGAGTTTGATTATGAAATTCATAACATAGATTTAATATGACAGATATAAAAGAAACAGTAAAAAAACCAGTAAGTCCTGAAACTCGCATTGTTCGTTTAGTAAGTGGTGAACAGCTAATTGCTAGTATATCAGCTTTACCTACAGAAGATTTTGTTAAGTTATATGATCCGTATAAAATAGATATTTATGTTATGGAACCTGAACCTGAAAATTTATGGTCAGAAGAAAGAATGGCATTAAAACCTTGGTGTTTTCAAACTACTGATTCAGTAATTATTGTTAAAAAACAAAATATTCTTGCATTAGCACATCCTACTAAATCAATAGTGGAGTATTATACTAATATAAAAACAGGTAAATTTCCACCTATACGAACAGGAACACAACCAGTCCCAATAATAAAAAAAGATAATAAAACAGAACAAGTTCCCAAATATCACCAAAAATTGCCAGCACCAGGAGAAGAATTTAATCGTTTGTTGGATGCTATGGAAAGTGATGAAGAATATAATGAATTATTTAATTATTTAAGAGGTAAAAGGACCATTCATTAAGCTTAATCTATATTTGAAGGAGGCACATGCCTATTATACACCATTTTGTATAAAATGTCAAGCAAAAAGACCAAAAAAAATGAAAAAAAATTAGATTTTTATGACCAAATGAAAAAAGAGCAAGAGCTCTTAAAAATGGGGTTAGAGGAATCAATTCGTCAAAAAAACGAAAGATTAAATAAAAACAAAATGAAAGATTGACTTTTTCCTGTTTTTATGATATAATGGAGATATTATGAATAATATTAAATTAAAGAAACCTAAGCCAAAGGAACACTATGTTAATAATAAAGATTTCCTAGAGGCAATGAAAATACACAGAAACAATGTGCTTTCTGCTCGTGAAACAAAAAAACAAGACCCACCAATAAGTGATTATATAGGTGAATGTTTCCTAAAGATTGCTAATCACTTATCTTATCGACCAAATTTCATTAATTACACATATAAAGAGGATATGATTTCTGATGGTATAGAGAATTGTTTGCAATATGTAAGTAATTTTGATCCAGCTAAGTCTAGTAATCCTTTTGCTTATTTTACACAAATCATATATTATGCATTTATCCGTAGAATACAAAAAGAAAAGAAACAAACCCTCATTAAACAAAAACTTATAATGAAAGCAGGTTTAGATGATTTGGTTTTACAACCAGGTGATGATGGTGCATTTACAAATCAATATACTGATTTTATGCAAAGGAATATGGTAGTTGATGTAGAAGAAAAACCAAAAGTAAGAAAGAAAAAAAAGAAAGAACCAAGGAAACTTGAATATTTTATGCAATGAAAATAGCGTTAATTACAGACACCCACCTTGGTGCTCGAAATGATAACCCTTATTACGCTGATTACTTTTATAAATTTTTCGATACTATATTCTTTCCTTATATAAAGAAACATAATATCAATACAATTATTCATTTAGGTGATATAGTTGATAGGCGAAAGTTTATTAATTTCAAAACATTACAAGATTTCCGTAAAAAATTTGTTGACCGTATAAAGGATATGGATGTCCATATTATTGTGGGCAACCACGATACTTATTATAAGAATACAAATGAGATAAATGCTCCAAGGGAATTAATCAATCATTTTAATATTTACGATAATCCTATAAAAATTAATATTGGTGGTATGGATATGTTAATATTGCCGTGGGTTAATTCTACCAATGAAGAAAAAACGGTAATGATGTTGGAACAAGAAACAGCGGATATTGTATTAGGTCATTTAGCAATAAAAGGTTTTGAGATGAATAACGGTTATATGTCAGATGTAGGTTTAGAAAGACATATGTTTAGACGATTTGAAAAAGTTTTAACTGGACATTTTCATAAAAAAGTAGATGATGGTCAAATATATTATTTGGGTTCACCATATGAATTTATGTGGAGTGACTATAATTGTCCTAAAGGTTTTCATATCCTTGATACAGAAACAAGAGAAATAGAAAGAATTAAGAATCCATTTACAATCCACCATAAGATAAACTATAATGATGAATTAAATGATTATAGTAATTATGATTATTCACAATGTAAAGATAAATTTGTTAAACTTATTGTTGACAAGAAAAAGGATTATTATCTTTTTGATAAGTTTATAGATGATATGTACAAGAAAACAAATGTCTATGATTTAAAAATTATAGAGGATTATTCAGATTTGGATGCTTCAACAGTAGCAGATGATATTGTTGAAAAGAGTGAAGACACACCAACATTACTAGAGAATTATATTGACCAAATAGAAACAGAATTAGATAAGAATAGATTAAAAACATTAATGAAGTCTTTATATACAGAAGCAGGAGATGTTGATGTATGATTATTCCATTTCCGAATAAGAAATACAATATTATTTATGCTGATCCGCCTTGGCATTTTAAAAAATGGAGTGATACAAATGAAACAAGAAAGATACCTTACGACATAATGTCAAAAGAAGAAATTAAAAATTTGCCTATTAAAGACATATCTGAAAAAGATTGTATATTATTTTTGTGGGTTACTTTTCCAAATTTATTAGAGGGAATAGAAACAATATCTGCTTGGGGATTTAAATATAAGACTTGTGGATTTAATTGGATCAAAAAGAATAAAAAGAAAAATACTGCTTTTTGGGGGTTGGGATATTGGACAAGAGCAAATTCAGAATTATGTTTACTTGCAACTAGAGGTAGTCCAAAAAGAAAATCAGCAGGTATTCATCAAATTGTATGTGAACCTATAAGAGAACATTCAAGAAAACCAGATATAATAAGAAATAAGATTGTAGAGTTATGTGGTGATATTCCTAGAATTGAATTGTTTGCAAGACAAAAAACTGATGGATGGGATTGTTGGGGTAATGAAGTATGATAGTATTTGAAAAAATAAGATGGAAAAACTTTTTATCTACTGGTAATCAATTTATAGAAGTTAATTTAAACCAACACCAAGATACTCTTATTGTAGGCCACAATGGTGCAGGTAAATCAACAATACTTGACGCTTTATGTTTTACTTTATTTAACAAACCGTTTAGAGATGTTAGAAAAGACCAAATGGTTAATAGTGTAAATCTAGGTGGTACAGAAACAGAATTGGAATTTAGTATCAGTAATAATAATTATAAAATTATTCGAGGTATTAAACCTAATAAATTTGAGATATACCAAAATGACACATTGTTAGACCAAGATGCTACAGTTGTTGATTATCAAAAACATTTGGAAAACAATATATTAAAATTCAATTATCGCTCTTTTACCCAAGTAGTTATATTAGGTAGTAGTGCTTTTGTGCCTTTTATGGAACTTAAATCTACTCATAGAAGGGAAGTTGTGGAAGATATATTAGACATTAAAATATTTTCTATAATGAGTATGTTGGTAAAAATACAAATTAAAGAAGTTGAGGAACAGTTTAAAGAAATAGGCACACAAATAGATATTATGCAGAATAAGATTGAAACACAAGAAACATATATTGAACAAACAGGTAAACAAGTACAAGATACAATAGATGATTATAATAAAAAAATTGAGGAAAACAATTCCTTTATTGATAATTATAAAAGTCATATGACAGGTATAGCAAAGGAAATTTCTCAAATAAAAACTACTATTGAGGATGAAGACACGGTGAGGGTACAAGTAAAGAAATTTAATACATTTGAAGCACAAATAGAAACTAAATTATCAGACGCTAATAAACATAAGAGGTTTTTTGAAACACAGGATACTTGTCCTACTTGTACTCAATCTATTGATGATGAATTTAAACAAGGAAAATTACAGGAAGATAATGCAAAAATATTGAAATTTAATCAGGCATTAGAGGAGATTAATCAACAAATAACAAACAAACAAAGACGATTGGAAAAAATTGCTAGTGTGTATGAAGACATTAAGGTAAATGAAATTGATGTTGCTAAATTTGGTCAATCTATTAATGAATTAAATAATATTAATTCTAAATTACAAAACCAAGTTAATAATCTTATGCAACAAAGTGAAGATACAGGTCAAGCAAAAGGTCGTTTAATGGAATTACAGGACCAAATGAAAATTTTAGAGGATGGTAAATTAAAGAAGATAGAAGATTTGGATTATCTAAATGCAGCTAAAGAAATGCTAACAGATAGTGGCATTAAAACGAAAGTAATTAAGCAATATTTACCTATTATGAATCAATTAATAAACAAATATTTAGCAAGTATGGATTTTTTTGTTAATTTTAAGTTAGATAATGAATTTAGGGAAATAATACGAAGTAGATTCCGTGATGATTTTAGTTATTCTTCCTTTAGTGAGGGTGAGAAAATGAGAATAAATTTAGCATTATTATTTACTTGGCGTGCCATTGCTAAAATGAAAAATAGTATATCAACTAATTTACTGTTATTAGATGAGATATTTGATAGTAGTTTGGATGGACAAGGCACAGATGATTTTATAAAAATATTAAATACATTAGAAGGTGAAAATGTATTTATTATTTCACATAAACAGGATTTAATGGTAGATAAATTTAAGAATATAATGAAATTTGAAAAATATAAAAACTTTACAAGGGTGGCAGAATGATTTGGTTATGAATTTAAGTTGGGAGGAGATTAATGAAAGTTAGAGATGAAATATTAACAATATTAATGGAAGAGTGTGCTGAGGTTAGTATTGAGTGTAGTAAAGTGATTCGTTTTGATATAGATAATACTGAAAGATTAGAAAAAGAATTAGGTGATTTATTAATGATGGTAGAGTTATTATCTGAAAATAATATAGTATCAAGGCAACGTATAAGAGAATCATCAAAACAAAAAAGAGAAAAACTTAAAACTTGGAGTAAGATACCGTTATGAAAATTACAATAGCAAGATTGCGAAGTGGTACAAACTATAAAGAACCACTCCACGATATTATGGATTCGTTTTATGAATTATATAAACGATATATGGAAAAGAATCCACAACATACTTATGGTGTTTATAATTTTGGATGGGGTAAAAGGAATAGAAAAATATTAGATGATGTTTGGGATAGTGATGTTATTATTATACCAAGTGAGAATGAGTTTCAACAACATATAAAAGGATATATTGATCCTAGGCATAAGGCAAGAAGTGATGAGTATGTCCATAAAATAGGTAATGCATTATCAGATAAACATATTATTATTTTGCGTAGTGATAGGGCAGACAATGAAGAATTATATCGTAACAAGACTTTTAAAGACCAACCCATAGGTAAGTTTTCTATATTAGATGAAATGGATATACCTGGTGGACTCCACGGTATGAAATATCATTTTATAAAGGAGATACCAAAAACTTTGGATGAGTTTACAAGTGCTCCTAAAATTTTATATGATTTTGTTTATTGGGG